GAAGTTAAGTTAAGAATATAAGGTGTATTTTGAGATTTAAATCCGTTTAAAATTTCAAATTTAAAATCTGAATTTACATTGTCTAATCTTTTTAATGTTTTAATATATCCACTTATTCCTTTTTTAGACCTGAATTGAAAATAATATCCAACAGGCATAAATATTAAATTTGTATCTTTTGAAATTTCCTGAGGAAGAGTGGTCATGTTTGGGCTACCCAATAAACCACTATCAGCCGTATCTATAAAAGTTCCATCTATAAAAGTTATAGGACTAGATTCCCATTTTGTATAATCTCCAATAAAATTTCCATTAAAAGAAGAACCATTAAAAGTTCCCTCAAAATGAAAACCTGTAAACGGACCACTTTCCCAGTCTCCTATAAAATTTTTAACTTCTTGTGTTTGTAAGTCTAGTTCTAGATAAGATGCGTTGAATTTTGTACCTGGCAAATTAAGAAAACTAAATTTAGAACTATTGAAATCAATTCTTTTTAAATAAGGAAGAGCCGCTAATGTATTTACTTCTTTTGCAAAAGAACCATTTTCAAATTTTATGGAAATTGTATTATCTGTATTTTCGATAATTTCAATACCTCCAGACGAAGGAATTGTTTGCGGGCTCTTTTTACCAAATAGATTATTAAATAAACTTTCGTTTATTTCATCCTGCTTCTTAAATTTTTGAAAAAAATCACCCATGGTTCAATAAAACTTTCTAATAAATAGCCTAAGTTTTCTAAAATACTTATTTTTTTCCCTTAGATTTAGCGCTTCTCATCGCTGCTTGTTCAGCTTCTTTCTTCTTAGACAGCTCTTCGCTAAGTCTATTAATCATCCACCTGCGCTCTCCAACAGTCATCTTCTTGACGTCATCAATAGAAGTACTTGTGCCATAATGACTTAATAGGAATAATTCTTCTAATACGTTGTTCATAAATGATGCTGGCAATCTAAGAAAATCTGCTCCATTGTGACCAAAATTTATGCTAGTTTCGTTTTCACAGAACTCACAATTATAAACAACCGAAGTATCAATTCCAGGCAAATTGTCTAAAATTGTTTTTTTAACCTCTCTAGATTCCATTATTTTAAGACCAGATAACATCTTTTTTATTTTTTCGCCATCTCTTTCTCCCTCATATTCAGCCAGGTTAAAATTCATTATTTCTACTTGTTTTTTTTCTGGACCTTTATTAAATTTCATATCCTCAAAATAAGTTCTTGGTTTTATTTTCATTTTTTTGCCAAATTTTGGGCTTACAACTTCAAATTCACCATCTTCATTTGGAATTAAATCTATATCTTTAGATTTAAAGTTAGATATCATTATTGTTTGCTTATCTTTTTTGCCGCAATGAGGACAATCTACATCAATTTCAATGTTATTACCATAAGCATATGCTCTCAAAAACATTGATATTGCCTGAACGTCACATGATAATATTTCTTTTATATCAAAATCATTACTCGCAATTACTTTCTCTAAAATAATAGACATAGCAATATCTGCCTCGTGCATCATCTCGCTTGTTAAGATATTTTCCTCGAAGTAAGTAAGATACCCAATTAATAAAAATTCGTTTTTAGTACTATAAAAAAGGCCTTTTGATGGTAGTTGTAACATACCAAAAGGCCTTTCTGTATTTTTTCTATTCGCTTCTTTTAAAGTAAGTTCAGAAAAATTTCCAAACTGTTTTTTAAACTCTTCAAACTCTTTTTTTAAACTGGATAATTCTTCTAATATAGCAGAATTATTTTCCATTATTCAGCTTCAGGATAAAATAATCTACTGTTTATTGGAACCGTTTTAGTCTCAGTAGCTGAACAATGTGTACATTCAAATTCATATTCTAAGTTTATTCCTGGCTCAACTTGTTTATTATATTCTCTAAAGAAAAGAGAATCTTTTGTAGGCATAGCGCTAATAAATTTAGAGATATATAATTTATCTTTATTTCCATTTACTTCCATTATTTGAAGTAAATATCTTTCTGTAATTAATCTAGATACCTTTGCTCCTCCTGGTTTTTTTTGACCACTTTCAATCATTTTAGAAAGTCTTTTTTCGTCAGAACCTCTTAATAATCTAAATCTAATTGGTATCTTAGTCACTGGCATCTCTAGTGAATATAATCCATCTGAATCTGGCATGACTTCAAGCATTTTTGGAGTTAACTTACTCAAATCAACTATTGGAGAATATTCTTGTCCACAAGAACCGCATGTTTGTTCTCCAGGTTTGTATTCATCACCAAAACCAGTTTTTCTAATTTCAATTAATAAATAATTTCTATCCCCAGAAACCATATCATCAGGCCTAAGGTCTTTATCTAAGACTGCTTGTTCAAGCAATACATCTAACACTTTACCGCTTCTAATAAGGTCTGTTGAGAACAAAATATTATCCTCTTCAGCTGTAAGGTATTTAATTTTTACTGTAGATTTTTGGTTTTGATAGAACACTCCACGAGAAGGAAGGGTTACTTCTTCAGTTGGCACTCTGAACTCATCGTCCATATTAGGACCTTGAACTGGCGGCCTGTTGTTGTTATTTCCTCCAGAATTTGCTCCTAGAGTTATTTTTTCATTTTCATCCATGATTTATCTTTTTTTATGGTTTAAAGATAAATATAGGCTATAAATTTTTTAAAATAAATAAAAAAAATAATTAAATTGGAGATTCTAGAGAAGGCAAAACGCTAGGAGTTGTACTTTTTCCAGTTTCTTTAGCCTGCTGTTTTGATTGTTTTTCTATTTCAATCTGTTTTTTCTCCAAGTCTGTTTTGGCAACATTAAGACCTTTTTGTGCATCTTTAAGGTCTCTTATCTGCTGTTCTTTCGCTTGGTTTAATTGATTTTTTAATGGCATAGCTCTTTCTAAACCCTTTTTTTCAGGATTATCAATATCTCCTATTTTTGGGCTGATTGCGTTTTTCTTTTGATTATCTTGTTTATAAACAACTTTATCATTTTTAAGGCCCGTTTCTTGAGTATCAATTATACCATTAATATTTTCAATATCTTTTTGAAGCATTGTTCCAATGTCCGCAACAGCACCCCCTAAAATGTCGTTAGACGCATCCTCTTCTTGGAATACACGACTTATTTGCTCTCTTATAATTTTTCTAATATTCATTATCCAATTAATATTTTTTTAAATCTTGCTTTTACATTTTTATAATCTACTTTCAGTTCACTTTCCCAAACTCTTTCAAGTCCAAACCCTAAGCCTGCAGCTAGACCATCTTTAAAAATATCGTTTCTTATAGCTTTTTTTTGTAATCCATTTAAAACTGGAAACTTTTCTTCATTCCCATGCCAATAATCACCATCAACTTCAATCAACATATTTAAATGCGGTATATAAAAATCATATATTTTATTACCAACTATTTTTTGTACTTCAAAATTTACTTTTAATTCTTTTAATAATTTTTTAAACTCTCTTTCGGGCCAAGTGAGTTTTGTCGCCATTTTATTTGCATTCGTCTTCAATATACCCTGTATGCCCTCTGGGTTTTTTGCTTGTTTTTTTAATTTGGCAATCATTTTTTTTGCTCTCTTAGTTGCCATTGCTTTTAGTTATTAACTTTTATAATAAATATCTAAAAAATACAATAAAATCTCATATTTATAAACAAAAAAAGCAATGGCCAAAAATAAGAAACCAGCATCTAGTTCATCTTCTTTAGGCAAGAAGAAAGCTTTACCTGCAACAAGTAAAAAACCAGTAAAAAAAACTGCAACAGAACTTGATAATAAAAAGGTTGAAATTATATCTGAAAAAATAATTAGGATGAACAAAAAATTTGAATCCTTAATTTCAGAATGCCAAGATGCTTTAAAGGAACTTTCTAAAACACCATTCGAATATAATGCAGGATAAAAACTCAGATAGAGTATTGGACTTAATTTTAGGTCAACTAGAAAAACTTAATGAAAATCAAGAAAAACTTTCTGAAGAAATTCAAAAAACTAATATTGAAATCACTAAAATTTCTGGACTAAAACATGCTGTCTCAGATTTTAAGGATTGGAAAGATGAAATAAGTAAAGTTGCCAATGCTGACGACCTTTTTAAAATTAAAGAATTTTATACTAAACATCAGGATATTGATGCTGATGTGGAAGATTTATATCTTATAACAAAAGAATTAAGAACTGATTCTGATGATTATAAAAAGTTTAAAACAAAAGCTATGACTATCATAACTGTTGTTTCATTTTTACTTACTGCAGCAATTACAATTATTGGTCTTTTAAAATAGAAGAAAGTTCTGAATTTTCATTAATTCTTTCTATTATTTCAACCACAGCTTGAAATACCGCTTGTATTTTTGTGTCTTTAAATTTTTCGCTTCCATAACCATATCGTGGCCTGCTATGAAATTTTACTACTCTCTGGTCATCAATCTCATTAAATAAAAGGATTTGTCCACGGTCTTCTATTTTTTGCACAGCTCCCATTAAAAGATTCCAATCTTCATCAAATGGCAATACAGAATATTTTGTATAAAACTGAGCATCAACTCCGCTGTCGCTCTCTCCTGTTAATTTATTTCTAAAAACCCAACAATCAAAATCAGCATCTTCAGGTTCATCGTTTATATTAACAACTTCCCATCCCATGAAATTTCCTATTATTTTATTTCCTATTTCTATTTCTTTGCTATCCATATTATAAATCCATTTTTTTGAACTGGGCACCTCTTTGAAAATTAATAAATCCTCCTTCGTTTTTTTCAAACTTAGAAACATATACTCCGCCAACTTCCAATTGCGGCTTTAACTTATCTGCCATAGGAGAGAACACTCTAAGATTCATGTTTCCAATGCCATCTCCAACTTTTAATGTTAAATAAGGTTTTCCATTCTTAGCCATTGTTTCTTGCATGTGCTCTAAAATAAAAAAGTACCAATCATTATCTTCAAAGTTTAAAATATTTTCAAGTGGCCTCTTTGACTTTTTATTGATATTGGTTTTTATATTTGTAATTCTTTCTATTTTTTCTAAATCAAAATTACAAACTTCCATAAACGAAGCTCTTTTTTCTTCTGCTGATGTTTTTGAATATTTATCAGAATCAATTTTTATTTCAAATTCTTCTCCTCCCATATCAAACAACATACCTTGATTAGCTATTGCTTTTTTTCTTTTTTTCTCTTTTAACGATAATAAAAATTGGCGTGAATCTGACCACTCATCAAATACACCAGCTTTTAAACAAGATTCAAATGCTGTTTTATTAAATTTAGAAAAAGGTAATTCAAAAAACTCTACCAGTGTGAATTTTTCTAAAGGCTTTTCTTTTGCCTTAATAAAACTTTCTAATTCAGCATATGCAATATCACCAAGGCCATTAATACCAGAGAAGCCCATTGATATTTCTTTTTCACCAGTCATTGTCCATGCCCATCCAGATTTTGTAGATGGTGTTGATATTTTTATACCCTTAGACATTGCGGCTGCAATTGCCGCAGCAAGCCACGCTTGTTCTTTTTCTTTTCCACCACTTGTTTTTGGGTGATTTAAAAGTGCTGTATAAAATTCAGTTGTATAGTAATGTTTTAAAAATAATGTTTGCATAGCTAAATAGCCATATGCACAAGAGTGAGATTTATTAAATGAATAACCTAGATACTTAATTACCCAATCTTTTATACCATCTACTTCAGCAGCTTTATATCCTTTTTTTTCTGCACCATTTAAAAATTTATTCCAATATTTTTCAAACTCTTTATAGTTATCGTCTTCTTTTTTAGATAAAGATTCCCCTTTAGATTTCTTTGCAATTGCAGAGCTGGCTTTATCCATATAACGTCTAAGCATATCTCCTTCACCAAGACTCATTCCTCCAATTTCGTGAGCAAGAAACATCAACTGTTCTTGAAATACCAATACTCCATTTGTAGGACTTAATATTTTTTCTAGCGCAGGGTGAACATATTTAATATTTTCTGGATGAAATTTATTTTGAATATATTCTTCATGTGCCTTAATGCCCATTGGTCCTGGTCTATATAAAGCATTTGCCGCAACAACTTCTTCAAAAGTTTCAGTTCCCATTCCACGAATAAGTGCATTCATACCAGAGCTCTCAAACTGGAATATTCCATGATTGATACCTAGTCTTAATTCAAAAAATAAATTTGCATCATTAATATCAACATGTTTTATTTTTTTAGAAATATCTATTCCATGTTTTTCTTTAATTAAAGCAATTGCATCTTTTATAACATTCAGTGTTTCTAATTTTAATCTATCTAATTTTAAAATTTGAAGTTCAGATAAATCTTTACCAGATTTGTCCGCCTCTTGAAATGCTGTTACAATACTTTTATTAGATGCAATTATATTGGTTGGTAAATATTCCCAACAAGGTCCAGGCGTTATTACAATACCTGCCGCATGCTGTCCTATACCACGTATTTGACCTTGAAACTTTAAAGTTTCTTCTAGTATTATTTTATGAGCTGGACTAGTAAGCCAATTTCTAACTCTATCGCTACATTTGGAATCTTGTGGCCAATTTACAAACCAGTCACCCAAAGAATAATCAACTTTATCAAAGCTAGGCATCTCTCTTGTGACAGCATGAACATCTGAATCAAATCCAGTATAGTCCTCGCCAAAATGTGCTCTCACAACATCTTTAAGACAGCCCTTCTCATTAAACTTAGAAAAGGTTGATACATTTAAAACTCTGTTTTTTCCGTATTTTTTATAAAGAAAATCATCAGTTATATGGTCAGTTCCAGTTTCAAAATCCACATCTATATCTGGCATAGATTTACGTGTTGGATTCATAAATCTTTCAAAATACAATCCAAATCTAATAGGGTCGATATCTGTAATTTCTAAACACCAAGATAATAAACATCCTCCTGCAGAACCACGTCCAGGGCCAATATTATGACCTTTAGTTTTATAGTCACGTATTAATTCCCAGTATACAAGAAAATAATCAAGAGCTTTCTTTTCTTCAATTACTTCTAATTCATATTTAAGTCTATCAAAATATTCCTTCTCTTTTTCAGGAGTCATATTTACAATATCATTTTCCTTATACTCTTTTATTTTTTGTTTTAATTTGCCGTTAGCTAAATTAGTAATAATTGTTTTTGTATCATCTGTTTTAAAATATTCTATAACTTCTGGTGTTGCTTCATACTTAGGAAACTTTTCAGTTGTTGTATCAAAATCATAATTACATTTTTCAACAACCTTTAAAGTGTTTTCTAAACACAAATCAACAAACTGTTCTGAATAATTAAATCCAAATTTTTTATTAAAATTATGAAAATCGTCAGCATTTGCATAATAAAGATTTCTTGTCTCTAATTTAAATGCTGTGCCTAATTGTGATTTCTGATTTATTGCAATTAATGTGTCTTGCAATTTTGCTTCCTCTGGAAATGCATAATGTACATCATTTGTAAGTATTGGCATTAAGTCATACTTTTTATACATTTTTATCAACCAATCATTATATACTTTTTGTCCCTCAAACTCATTAAACTGTAATTCAACAGCAAGATTGTCGCCAAATTCTCTAATTAACATTTTTAAATATTCTTCAGCCTCTCTTGATTTTTCCTCTCTAACTAATTTAGACATATGACTTACAGCACAAGAAGTGGTAATAAACAATCCATTTTTATGCTCAATAAGCCAATCTGTTTTAATTCTTCCTCTATGATAAAATCCTTTATCGTAAGATTCATATACAAGCTTATTTAAATTAACAAATCCTTCTTTATTTTTTACAAAAATAGACTGATGTGAATTTCCTCCCTCATATTTTTTTTCTTCAAACTCGCCCATGTTATTATTAACATAAGCCTCTATTCCTATGATTGGTTTAATTCCAGCGGCTTTACATTTTTTCCAAAATTCAAACGTGCCAGATACTGTTCCATGGTCGGTTATGGCCATAGCTGGATGATTATATTCCTTAGCTAGGTTAACATAATTATCAATACTTCCAGCCCCATCTAAGATAGAGTGGAATGTATGCAAGTGAAGATGGGCCATTGGCTTACGTCTTCTATCTAAAATTTGAATTTCTTTTTTTAAATTATCTCTATCTTTCTCAAATTGTTCTACATTAATATCGTTTATAGGTAGGATATTTATAGGCGTATGAGAACAACTGCACTGAGAAGTATGACCACAATTTTTTTCCATATATTAGTTTTAACAACCACAAATGTATAAAAAAAAATACAATCAAACAAATTTATGAATAATCACTTTGATAATCCTGTTTAGTTTTAAGGATTTTACCAGCAATTTCTGGCAATAGCTTATTTTTAAGCTTGGTCATTTTAGACCTGGCAGCTACACCTCTAACTTTTGGTTTCTTGGGACCAAGAAACTTATTAATATCAATCTCAATCAATATCATTAATTTCTTTATTTCTTCCCAATCTTTTTTTATTTTATAAGTGTCATTTATATTAAATAAATCATCATACTTCATCTGTATCGTCTTTTGTTTCTCCAGAGTCATTTTGATTTGTTAAATCCTCATCATAAGATTGCGTTTCATTATCAGACTCTTCTGTAGAGGCGTATTCATAAGAATCGTCAACATTATCCTCGGAAATAACTTCTTCTTCTTCAATAATGACCTCTTCTTCAATTACTTCGTTTGATTTAAATAAGTTCTCTAATACAGACATCATTTCATTTGTATTATGTATCAAATTTTCACTACTAGCAAATAAAGGATTTACCATTTTTGTTTCTTGAAGAACCTTTTCATTTAAATCGCCCTTATCTATAGAATCAATGTTTTGTTGCATTCTTTCTAAAAGCTTTTGAGTTTTATAATTTAATTTTTGATTATTTTGTAAAAAAGCTGAATCTACTTCTTCTTGAATTTGTTCATCCTTTCCAAGTAAATCTTCTAAATAATTATCAAATCTATTATCTGATTCTTTTAATATTTTTTTTAATTTAAATTGTTTTGCTTCAGCTAAAGGAACTTCTTCTGGAGCGCCTGCATCAGGAGTTGGGCCACCAGCTCCAACGTCACCGCCACCACCTAAATCGCCACCTATTTCTCCGCCACCTAAATCACCACCGCCAGCGTCTCCGCCACCCATTCCTCCGAGTTGACTTCCTATGTCCATATTACCCATTGCTCCAGCACCGCCAGCTCCTCCGCCACCGCCAGCTCCTTCTCCACCTTCTCCTTCGCTCGCTTTTGCTTCAGCTCCTGGTATTTCATACTTAGCATCAAGGTCATTGAATAATCCAATTTTCTTATATGTATCAACAGCCGAATCAATTTCTGCAAATATTTTCTTCTCAACTTTCTTCTGTTTTAAAATCAATTTAATATCAGATTTTGAGAAGCCTAATATATTCTCCATTACCCATGTCCAAGAAGCAAACGATGTAGACTCTGGAGTAAAGTATTCCTTAGCAACTTCTAATCTTGCTTTCATTGTTTCTAACTTCAACAACTCTTGTTGAGTAGAAGGATTTGTAAGACTTAATGAGAAATTATCAATATCATCTCTAAAGCCAGCAAAATATAAATGAATGTTTGCAATTCTTCTTAACTCCATCAATACAACTTCTTGTATTGAATTTATTGTTCTTGCGAATCTTAAATCTGCCTGAGATAAAGTACTTCCTCCAGGTAAATTTTCAGCATAATTTAAATATGCTTTAGGAACTTGTAATGAAGCAAATAATTTATTTTGTAAATATTCAATATCTTGTATGTCTCCTAAATTTGAAGCTCCTGGAAGAGTATCAATTCTCGAAGATTTATCTCCACGAATTGGAATAAAGAAATCCTCTGTAATATTCATTGGATTATACTTTAAATTAATATTCCCAGTTTTAGAATCTACTATCGGTTGTTTTTTCAACTGATTTTGAATCTTCATTACATATTGCTTTACATCTCCCTCTTCGATATTACCAACCTCAATATAAAAAACCCTTCTTTCAGGAGCTCTAGTTATACGATAAACAAGCATTGAATCCTCAGCTAGTTGTAATTGTTTCCAAAGCTTCCTAGCTGGGTCTAATATAGAACGTCCGTAAGGAATTTTTCTTGTATCTTCAATAATTCTAAAGTGAGCAATTTGCCACTCTTCGAAATAATCATTTGTTGTTTCCCAACGGAACCTAACAGAATCTGGTTTATTTTCGTAACCTTCTTCTCTATGAATTTCTTCAACTGGAAGTGTCATGAAATTATAAATACCTTCTTTAGCATCAACGTGTAAGTGAACAAAATAATCTCCGTATTTAATTAAATCTCTAATCCAAAGTTTTAAATTGAATTCTACATTTAATCTTTTATTAAAAAGGTCCTTAAGAACTTCTTTTACCCTTGCATTCTCAGAATAAATTTCAAGTATATTTCCTTTTTCATTTCTAGTTAAACATTCATCTCTAATAATATTAAGTGCCGCAGAAATCTCTGGAGACATATCCATTGCACGAAAATCTTGATATGCAGAAATTCTATCTGAATCAAAATATAAAGTCCTTTGATATAAATTATGAGCAATCTTATTTACTTGCCAATCTAAATATTGTTGTTGAACAGTTTCTATTGCATTTGCACTATTAACTAGCCCATCTCCTTTAGTCTGTCCTTGAAATTGTGCAGTATGAGCCACCTCTGGCGTTCTTCTTTTTCCTCCAGCTATAGCATCTAAAACCCCAGAGAATATGGAGTTTTGATTGTTTGGTGTATTTGGTGTATTTTCAGCCATTTTTAATCAATTTTTTAAAATATATGTAAGTTTTTTGTTATTATAAATAGTTTATTACTTTAATAGCCATGAAAAATCGTCATCATCTCCTGGGTTATTAAAATCGGATGGTTGGTCATTTTTTATAAATAATCCACCTCCACCCATAGGAATATCTAAATCTTTCTTATAAGATTCATCTCTTTTTCCTGGAGAGTAATCTTCAGAAGGTATGCTGGCGGTTGAATTTGTACTTACAATAATAGAATCTAACATAGATTTGTACATATTACTCGCCATTGTAACATTTCCATATTCTGTGTCTCTAACATATAAAGCTAAACCTAAGGCAAAAATTAAATCGTCATTATAACCTTGTTCGGCTTCAGGTCTTTCTCCTTTAACAATAAAAGTTTTCATCTCAGCTAAAATTCTATGAGAATGTAGGATTAATCCACCCTCTCTCATATGCTCAATGATTGACTTAATTAAAAGAGGTCTCGTTTTTCTAGATGTTTGGAAGCCTGGAATTTCTATACCTTCTGGTATTTTATAATCAGAAGTTGAACGAACATGCATATCTTGTATGTTCTTTGAATAAAACAATCTTTTATATTGAAGCTTATCTCTTAAATCAAAACCTACACTTAAACCAAATGAGTTGGCCTCAACTACAACAAATGCATTATTATAAGTTCTTCCAACCCAATCTATTAAATATGGCAATAAATCAACGCCAATTCTGTCTCTATATTCTGCAACCTGTTCAAGAGTTTCAGCGTCAAGGACCTGAATTGTAGAGTAATCCTTCCCATCTCCTCGTGCAATATCGGCCCCTACTATATAACTTCTCCCAACCTCCGCTTTTTTCCAAAGTTGAAAATTTGTTTCATCTGTGACATATGTTCCAGCCTTTGCTTCGCCCTTATACATAAAATCATATTTTATATAAAGATAAGGAGACGTACCTCTGACCTTTTTTTCATATTTTTCTATAAGCTCAGATTCAATTGCTAAATATTTTGACCCTTCAAAAGAAAGGTCAAGCTCTTGTGCAATTTTAACAGAATCATATCCTAGTCTTTGACATTGAGATTCATACCATGGACTCCATGGAACATCATTACCCCTAATGTCTTTTCTCATTTCTAAACCCTCAGATGAGTTTGGATTTTCTGTCCAGTGAACCTCTAGGTGATTGAAATCATTATCTCCCCCTATAGCTCCAACCCAAGTTCCGTGATAAAGACCACCAGTACCATTTGGCGTTGAAATCATTATACACTTTCCTTTCGTCATAGATAAAGCCATACCAGCACCCATCCAAATTTGTTCATCATCTTTAATAAAGGCAGTTTCATCAAGAACAAGCATTGTTAAAGATTCTCCACGACCAGCTTCTGGCGAAGAAGCTTTAGCTTTAATCCAAGAAGAGTGTGGTTTAGCAAATTCTAATTCTGTTTGATTTTTTTTCGCTATAGATGTTGGTTGTAGCCACTCAGGAGTATTATCAATAAATTGTTTTACTGTATCTAAGAATCTTATTGCTCCGTCACCTTGATTGGCAATAATTAATATCTTTTCCTCATATCTAAACATCAATCTCCAAGCAACATAACCAGCTGTAACAACTGATAATCCTGTCTGTCTTGACTTGAGTACAATATTATTTTGGAATTTATGAAAATCTTTTACACATCTTTCTTGATATGTAAAACATTTCATTTTAGCTATCTTTTTCTTCTTGGCATCGAAAACGTGGCCATATGTATTAAGAAAATAAATTGGTGACTTGGCACATTTATATTTCTCTTTAATGATAAAATTTTGGTCTAACA